AAACCCTTGCGACTCTCCGTTAATCGTTGCTACATTTACTATATTTGGTGCTGCCATAATTTACTCCTTTTATCCAAAAATCATTGCCATTGCAATAGCTTTACCTGTTGATATTCCTGCATCTGCGAATGATAAATTCCCAGAAGAATCTGAAACTAATGCTTGTCCAGAGGATGCAGCATCAGCAGTCGGCAAGTTTAATGTAAAACTTGACCCTACAGTTGCAGCTGCTCTTAATCCAACGTATTGACCACCAGTTGCATCTTCAAATCTTACTTCATTTCTGTTGACTAAATTTATTTGTGAAAATTGTGAAAACACATCTACAATATTAGGATTAGTTCCATCATCTGCTTTTGCGTATAAAATTTTTGTACCTTTATCAGTTGAAGACCATGTAACACTTGTACCCGATCCACTTACATATTGAAACTCTACAGAGAATGCACCACTTGTGCTATTTTTAATTATATAAAAATTTTCTACGTCTAAAGGAATTGATACTGTTATTGCACCAGTTATAGTGCCTGTTAATTCTATTACTCTTGTTGCTAAAGCTGAACCAGTAGATCCATCATTAACTGTTATGTTAGTATTTCCTGTTCCACTTACAGCTTGAGTGGTAAAGCCACCAGAAATTTGACTAACTATTTGTAAATTTGTATTTGTTTTATCACCCCACAAACCAGCTTGTTCGCCGGTTACCATTAATTCGACACCTAAAGGTGTATAACTTGAAGGCATATTTTATCTCCTGTTTAAGCTGCAATATCTGTCCACGTTACCGTAGAACCAGTATTTACATCACTATAAGTTACAGTTGAGCCAGTGTCAACCTTCGCCCATGCTTGAGCATTAGCCTGACCTAATTCAACATTTAATGTTATACCATCTGGTTTTACAACTGCCGTTTGTTTAGTAGTTACAGTGCCAATACTAGATGTAATTTGTTGTCCTGTAACATGTGCTGTAATAGAAGGCGTGGCTACAGCAGTTCCTAACCCTACAGATATAGCAAATCCAGTAGGTCTAATTGTAATGTCAGCAAAAGGAACAACAGTTCCAAGACTTATATTAACACCTATACCATCCGGTTTGACAATTATACCTGAAACAACACCTCCAGTTCCAACTGCAGAAGTTATTGATTGACCAGTGAGTGATACAAATTCATTATCAGATACAATTGGTGTGCCTACTGCACTATTTATTTGTGGTGCATGAGTATGAACAAATGTAGCGTCAGCCTCAATATCAACTACCCCGATACCAGACGTGATTAAATTATTAGAAACTGAAGCTTTTGCTCCAGCTTGTGCAACAGCGGTTCCTAATGAAATCGTTGTTTGCAATCCAGTAGGTATTACTGAATAAGCAACTCCCCAAGCAAAGCTACCCCATTCTTGTCTACCCCAACCTACATTTAATTCAGCTGTTGTATTAACAGATCCAATAGAACTTGTTACTGATAATCCAGATACTCCTACAGTAATAGAATTTTGTTGACCCCACGCAAGTTGACCCCACTGTCCGTTACCCCAACTATCTGGTGCAGCCATATTCTACCCCCTATGCTAATCTGATAATAGCTAATGTGTCAGTAAAATTTGGAAATTGAATTGTAAAAGTCCCTGATGTTGATACTTTGTTTGAAACAAAGTCTAAAACTGCAACCGATTTGTTTGCTTGTGATGTATTATAAATTAATGCACCCATAGCAGTAATCGTAGCAGTTAAGTATGATAGATCTGCAAAGTCCACTATAGCAGTTGTTCCAGAAAGTTTATGTGTTTGACTTGCTAAAACTTTACCACCAGATGAATAGTCTCCTGTTGAGTCAGTAACCTGACCTGCAGTTGTAAAAGATGCTAGTGATGGTCCTATAACTGCTGAATCAGTATATAAGGCTAATTTAAATTTATTACCACCAGATGCATCAAAATTGTGTGTTCCACTTAATAATTGATTTTTAAATGAACTTGTAATTGCACTTGTTGTTATTGCCATAATTTTTCTCCTGTTTATGGTGACGGTGAATCTATTTTTATTCTTATCGCACCATTGAAATAATCGTCTCTTCTTCTTCTACCAATTTGCTCGACAGCATACTTGGATATAGCATTTGTATACTGTTTTTCGTAATATTGCAACATATCCAAAGGACCTTTCAAGTAACCAAAAGCTTCTATTAAACATGCATATAATAAACCATTTGGAAATCTTTCACTCAAATAAGTTTGAGTATTTGATGATGATAGACCATCTGGTTTAGCCACATAACTAGCTTGGATAGCAAATGTAGTATTTGGTATGGGAGCAAACATTAAAGTATCATCGTCAAAGTTAGCGTAGTATTTTGGCACACCAGTAGCGCTTGCTGGATTAAACTCATCAATAAAAGTAGTATCTCTTTTTTCTAAATAAATTTTATCAGAACCACTTGTTATTTGTAATGCTCTTATAACCAATGCTCCAGTTGGAAAATTCAAAAATTTTTGTGATGTTATCATAGTCGATGTTGCGTATCTTCTATCTGCGTCAGTATTTACATCTCTTAATATTCTTTCTTCAGCATCTAATATAAAGCCGTTGACGATAGCGTCTGTAAATACAGTACTGTCTACTTCTGTATAGTTTCTTATTTTTGTAACTAAATCTGAATATGTTATTCCAGCCATTATGTAACTACCGTAACCTTTCCTATTCTACTTAATACATCTAATCTTCTTCCAGGTGCAAGAGGCATCATACCATTAGAACTAAATGTTGGTATACCCAATGTTCCTTGAAAAGATCCAACATCTACTGTCATGTTTCCAATATTATGTTGTACTCTTGTGTTTCTTAAAGCTTGTGGATCTCCTCCGTAAACCTTTGGATCTAATTGAGGTGACTTAGGCTCATACTCAGATATATGAACCAAAGCGCCATTCCATTCTTTAACCATTTCAAGATACGGAAAAGCTTGTCCTGATCTATCTGATATAGATAATGCGTATTTACCTTTTGCAAAAACATTAGCCATTACGTTACCGTTGGGTAGTATTGTGCTGGTGTTATAAATGTACTGGATCTTGATCCATCTTCATCTAAAGCACGTTTAATTTCATCTTCATAGTATAGTTTTAAAGCTTGTGTTCTTTCAGGCGTATACTTTTGAGAAAGATAAAAAGCTAAACCAGATACCATACATGGTATCCATCTAAATGGCACATCAGCATTGTTTGTGTAAGCTCCCGCGTCTTGTATTCTTTGTAAAGAATAATATTTTAAATGAGTGTAATTTTGAGCGTCAGGCGTAATGTACAAAGTAATTAACGGTGTAGCTGTTCCTGTTGTAACTCTTTCTACAAAATATTGAGAGGGAGTTCCTGTTGATCCTTTATTAGGCAATGCTGCATAAGTTGATCTATCTATTTTAGTTATAGATACATCTGTGGTAGCAGATCCAGGATTTACAGTTGTTCCACTATTAGAAATGAAAGCCTCTAAAACATCACTCGCACCAGCAACCGTGGAATATTGAGATTGACTAGCTACAAGAGCTACTGCATTTAATTGAATTTTCCAAAGATGAACACCACGGTTACCCCATTCAGAGAATAAAACATTAAGGGATCTTCTTGCTTTTTTTAAATCATAACCAGAGTTAGTTTGAATTCCGCATCTCTCGTATGCTTCTTCAACTATTTCATCGATTGATAAATCGAATGTTGCTGTTCCACTGGTTGCCATTCAAACATATCCTACTTTTTAAGTTCTCTTACTATTCTTCTTTTTTCAGCTTTTAAATTTCTTCTACCTTTTGAAGTTCTTGCTTTCTCAGCATCAACTCTACCAAGCTCTTCAAGTCTATTCATTCTTCTTGTGTTACTTGCACCACCTCTTTTCATTTTAGATGGTTTTACTGGTGCAGGAGAATGTTTAGGTTTATTTAACAAATAGTATTCATAACTTCCTGGTTTAGGTGTTTTACCACCTTTTTTCATTCCAGAAGCTCTTACTTTTCTTGCAGCTTCTGCAACTCCGCCACCCATTCTATTTATCTTTTGATTTGGTCTTCTGCCAAATTTACCATATGACTCATTTCTTCTGTCAGCCATAGTTTGTTTTTTACCAGATTCTCTACCTGTTCTCATACCTAAAGATTCATCTTCTCTAGCTTTATATCCTTGTACTTTTCCACCTGCTTTCATTTTCTTTTTTGCAAGTTTACCTAAAAGACCCATCATTCCAGAACCCATTAATTTTGCTCCTGGACTTTTTTTGCCTTTTTTCATCATCAAGGCTCCAAGCATTGCTTTATGTACTTTGCCACCTTTTTTCATATTTGTTGGTCCTCTATCTTTTAACATAGTAGGCATTCTTTTATTTTTTTCACCAACACCGTAACCTCTTGAGTACATCATACTACCTGATCTACCGCCCATGCCACCTTCTCTCATGCCCATGGCCATTCTTTTGTGCATATTAAT